AACGTTGTATGTGGTTCCTGGAGTAACAGCAAGGTTACGGGTTACTACGGCACCGCCACCGCCTCCACCACCAGCAGCGTTACCGCTAGACTGGCCACCACCTCCACCTCCACCAACGAGGATAACCTGTGCAGCGTTAACACCTGCAGGTGCAGTCCATGTACCAGAAGAGGTAAAGACTTGCTCGAGAATTCCTAAACGACCGGCGTTAGGGTCTGAGATTGTGAAGTCAGTTAGAAATGACATATTAGACTAGTCTCCATCCATAGGTGGTACCTGAGTATACCAGGGTTACCGTTGCATTTTTTACGTTGAGTATGAGGTTGTTTGAGGCGATACCCATAATCTTTGAGCTGTCAGATACTACCACAGTTACGTTATTTGTGGCAAAGGCTGAGGCAACGTCAGTGATCCAGACCCTTGTGTTAACCGTTGGGTTAGCTGGGAGGGTCAGGGTAAACGCACCTGCGGAGCTGTCGCACCATAGGGCGTCAAATGGGTTCATTGTGTAGTTTGAGTTTACGGTTGTACGAGTACCGATGTAGGACTGAACCGTGCTTACGGTAGCCGCATCTGTAGACGCACTTGGGGTTCCGCTGATAGTTGCCTTGTTGATCGTCAGGTTATTAAGCTGAAGGTCTGCGAAGGCTACTGTTGAGTCAGCGAAGTTTACGGTATTTGTAGGCTTGGTTGTGAGGGTCTTGAGGAGCTTGAAGACTCCGGTGCTGTGATCACGAACGATACCTGCATAGTAGGTTGTTGAGCCAGTTACATACTGTCCGAAGAGACCCATATCCAAAACGTCTGATGGGTTGCTGTTTCCTACGAAGACTACTGGGTTAGTAACAGCCAAGTTAGCTGAGGTAACCTGGGTTCCAGAACCACCGAAGGTAATGTTACCGGTGATATTTACGTTACCGCCAACGTTCAAGTTACCGGTAAGACCTACGCCGCCGTTAACAACCAAAGCACCGGTTGTCGTAGAGGTAGAGGCTGTTGAGATAGCAATGTTGACTGAGGTATCTGGGATGATTGTCATCTGAGTACGGCCAGTAACAAAACCACCAGCAGCGAAGACAATACGGTTCTGGAGACCGTTAACACCTGTTGCTAGAACAAGGTTACCGTTACCAATCTTAGGGCTAATGTTTGGAGCATCTACAAAGAGATAACCATCGTTAGGTCCTGTGATGCCATAGGTAGCAGAGTTAAAGGTAGAGCCTGTGATACCCATATCAATCCAGCCATCAGCGTCATTTCCATTATCTGGATATGCGATGAAGTCAGCTGAAGATGATGAGGTTGGGTTACGAAGAGCAACCTGTGCGTAGGTATTAGCAGGAGAGGTCTGCTCAAATACTGCAGCAGGAGCTGTCAAGAATGCGGTGTTAAAGAAGTTTTCTACACCAGCGTCACCAGCAAGAAGTGTTCCGTGAGCGTGGATAGTTCCACCAACCCACAAATCTCCAACAAGACCGGCGCCACCAGATACTGTCAAAGCACCTGTTGTGGTTGATGTAGCTGCTGTAGAGATTGCAATGTTTACGGTTGTTGAAGGAATAATTGTCATCTGAGTTGTTGCAGATGTCAAACCACCTGCAGCAAATACGATGTTATTCTGTGTACCGGTGCTATCGGTAGCAAGAACCAAGTTACCGTGACCGGTAGGCATTGTAACGCTAGCGTATGGGCTAAGGCTTACTGTGCCGGAGGTGTTAGTTGTGGTTGTTGCAAAGGTAAGGGTGTTGGTTGTTGGGACAGAGATAACTGTCTTAGAACCGTTGATAGCTCCGGTGTTAAAGCCAGAGGTTGTAATCAACGCACCAATTGGAATATTGTGAGCCGACTGAGTAGTAATAGTTACTACGTTAGAGGTTACAGAGTATGCCGTGATAGCAACTGTAACTTGCTGTGGAGCAGACATAAAGATGTAACCATCGTTAGGTCCGGTAATACCGTACGCAGCTTGGCTAAATGACTGGGAGGTAATACCCATATCAATGTAACCATGGTTATCGTTACCGTTAGCTGGGTAGGCGATAAAGTCGGTTGAGCTGTTACCCTGGTTTCCTTCGTTGATGAAGGCAATCTGAGCGTAGCTGTTTACGTTTGAAGTAAAGACTGCATTTGTATTAGAGAGCAGAGCAATGTTTGCTGCTGTCTGGGCATTAAGTCCACCGTAGAAAACGCCGGTTGTCGAGATGCTTCCAAGGGAGTTAATATTGCCAGTAATACCAGCACCACCAGCTACAACAAGAGCACCAGTAGTTGGGCTTGTTGAAGCGGTAGAGATTGCGATATTAACAGACTGATCAGGAATGATAGACATCTGTGTACGACCGGTGAAGAAGCCACCCGCAGCAAAGATGATTTGGTTAGCTGTACCAGAAAGGTCAGTAGCAAGAACAAGGTTACCAGTTCCTAGTGGACGGTATGCTGTTCCTGGAGTACCGAGAGACTGGGAAACAAATGGCGTTGATCCAGCTGGAGCAGCATAGCTTACTGTGCTAGTTGTAACGGCTGTGATTGTGTATTCGCCATTTACAAATACTGTTCCGCCTAGTGGGACACCCTCAACACGTACAGTTTGTCCAACTGTCCATCCGTGTGGGGTACCTGTAGTAAGAGTTACTACGCCACCCAAGCTCTGTGCAAGAAGAATTTGTTGGGTTGTTCCACGAGGACCAGACATGAAAATATAACCATCATGTGGGCCAGTAATTCCGTAGTTAGCTGCACTAAATGTGCTGCTTGTAATACCCATGTCAATGTAGCCAGAGTTATCATTTCCGGTATCAGTATAGGCAATAAAGTCTGTAGAAGCATCAGATCCAGTACCCTTATTTTGGAAAGCAATTTGGGCAAAGTTCTCTGGATGATTTGTTACAACAACTTCTGCTGCATTTGTAAGGGTAGCGCTTGTTTCAAAAGCAATAGCGTCTTGTCCTTGATTGCTACCAAGATATTCTTTTGTAAGCTCAACAGTGTCAACCCAGTTGGTATTTGCCCCGTTGTTAGAAAGAACCTTATTTGATTGAGAAATAAGAGATGGAAGTTCAGTGTTACCTAGAGCTAAAAGATTAAAAGCAGAGTCAGCAGTGATAGCTCCAGTGCTTGGAGATGTGTGCTGAGATGTGGAGATCCATGCGCTAACGCCATCTGTTACTACATCGTTTAGGTAGTAAAGGGTGCTGTGGGTCCAGGTTCCACGCCATTCAAAACCCTGTACAACTAGAGTCCAGCTACCAGTGTTGGTAGGGTCAACGTTAGTTGCACTTGTTGCTGAGGTGAATGCGTAAAGGTTTGGTCCAAACGTGACAACATCGTTGTAGCTATAGGTTGTTGTTGACGAGTATGCACCGGCCCAGTTAAAGCGGATCTTACCCAGGTCTAGGATCTGAGCCATGTTATAAAACCTCCATTAGAAGATGTCCTGTTGCGTTGTTCCAGCTAAATGTGAATGTGTTATTTGTCCACATCCAATTTCGATAGTCATTAGCCGACTGGCTTGTGGCACTTGGTAGGCTAATTGGAGAGTCCCCCGCAATCTTCTCAATTGTAGCATGACCCGTGGCAGAGTCTTGGCGAACCCCGTAGAAAATCTTATCTACAAAGTCCTCAAGGGTTGCTGAGTTGGAGTCTATGGTTGAGGGATACCAGACGAAGTCTGCCATTATTTAACTCCTTCAGAGAAGTTTACGGTGATATTAATAGCCCCAGCTACTGGACAAGATGCCTTAAGGATATCGCCCGTGTTGAGGATAATCTCGGTCAAAGTTCCAGATAGGGTGCTGTCTGTGTCGCCAACCCTTGGATCCCCAGCAACCAGTGGCATAACTGCATAGCGGTTCTTAAGGACTCGGGTATATAGAATCTGCTCATCGGTAGACTCATCTGAATCCCTAAGGTATAGGTAGACAGGTAAGATTCCACCGGAGGTGTTGGTGATAAGGACTGAGTTAATCTGGGTCTTAAGGGCAGCTGTCCAGATAGTAGTGACGCCGGTTGTGCTTAGAGGTACGGTGACAGAGTTAGCTGAGCCAGTGCTTCCACTAGCCCCGACTGGGTATGCGTATCCTTGAGCCATTCTATCCTCCTATTAAGATACCTGAGCCATGCCTTGGGCATGAAATGAAATATTTGCAGAACCTGATACATATACAGAATCGCCCTGCTTTACGGCTATCTTTGATGTCTCATATGAGTTCTGAGATGGTAGGGGCAGGTTATATACAATATAGGCCCACTGGGTAGGTGAGACATCCCCAGCATGGTTTACATGCACATAAATTACCCCATCAGTTACGGCTAAGTTTGTAGCCACAACTTCTAACAAAAAATTAGATGGAGCTGTATAAAGCAAATTTGGGCTAGAAGTAGGCGTGGTTGCTGTAGAGTTGTATACAACTCCAAGGTCTGCTACGATCGATGCCATTATTCAGTCCAATAGTTAAAGTAGGTTATGTCCGCAATTGCTCCACTACCTGAGGCAAATTGTTGCCAGGTTGTCCCATTAAAATAGAACATAGCGTTGCTGGAAGTATTGTAGTACATATCTCCAGCTTTAGCGGTAGGGGTGGCCGGATTAGCTACAAACGCCGGAATATTTACCGGGGTTAGGTTCAGCTTACTCATTATCCGTGGATCACTACTCTATAGGCGCTAGAGGCTGGGGCCACTGAGAAGGCAAAGGTTACGGTATTTACCGTTGTGTGAGTAATGTCGCAACCAACTTCAGCATAAGTAGCCGCATCGTAGATGACTACCGTTACATCCCTAGTGTTAAGGTTGTGGGTAACTGTAATAGAGGTAGAGGAACCATCACCGATGGTAGCCGCATATTTGCGAACTACTACGTCAGTATTGATTGCTACCTGGTTAGCTGTAGCAGCTCCCGCAGCTCCTTGAGCTGTGGTAGTGATACCAAGACCTGGAATTACCGCAATAGTGTTTCCGCTAAAGTTTAACGCACCGTTAGTAGCATTAATCCAAGAACCTACACCAGAGAACTGGGTAAATTGAATTGGGTCTGTGCCAACCTTGATTCCATCAGCAGGAGTTGTGGCAGTTCCCTGAAGAATCTGAGTCCAACCAGTGTTGCCGTAAACAGTTCCTGAAGCAACGAATACGAATGTACCTGCAATTACTTGACCAAGAATGTGGTTGTCATAGTCAGTTGAACGAGTAAGAACAGTAGCAACTCCGGAAGTTCCCTTTGTTGTTACGGTATAGAGACCGTTTGCAATAGAAGACGAACCTGAAAGAGCAGTAGTACCGCCCATAACAAGAATACGATCGCCAAGTTGTAGTACATCTGGTCCATTATCAACTGTTGTTGTTCCAGTTGCAGTAAAGGTAATCTTTGCACCAACACCGGTACCACCATCTGCGCCAGTTGAACCAGCGGAGTAAGTTCCTGGAACAGGAACAGTTGGACCATACGCATACTCAACAGATCCTAAGACTACAAGACCTTGAGCAGTTGCATCTACATAGTTCTTAGTCGCAGCATCTTGTGCGTTAACCGGATCAGCAAGGTTCGTAATATTATACGTACCCATTGAGTAGTTGCCGGTTGCTGTAGCAAGAGCATTAAGATGAATTCCAGAGTGATCTGCATCGGTGTGGCGGTGAACGTGATCTGCACGAGCTACCTTAAGAGATGAGCCACCATTGTTTGCAGTATTGAGGGATGCCATGTCTGAAGTAAGACCGTATGGCATTGATGGAACCCAGTTAGCTGAAGAGCTAGTTCCATTAGATACATAAAGTACGTTATTAGTTGTATCAAGATACATTGAGCCTGTAGAAAGTGGGGCACTAGCAGGTGCTCCAGAACCGTAGGCTACTCCACCTACTGGTGCCCAGCCGGTACCTTCATATACCTTAAGCTGGTTGGCTACTGTATCAAAATATACTTGACCGGTCGTGGGAGAAGACGGCGCCGTAGAAAGGTTCTGAATGACGGCATTCTGCAGTTCATTCTTGTTTAAGTTTATCGGCGTTAGAAATAAACGTGACATTTACTCTGGTCTCCTTATGACAGGTAAGCGTTACCGCTAAAAGCTGATTGAAATGTGAGGATTATGTTGTTCTGGTCCACGTAGTTAATTTCACCTTCACAGATCGTTCCTGCTGAGTCTACAACAGTTACGTTCGGATAAAAGTTTAAATTGTGTTTAATTGTCCAGGTGGCTGAAGCAAGCTGCTGAGAATAGGTAAAGGCGATGGCCGGAAAGCCATTACCCTCATTGGTAAGGGTAATCGGGGTAGGTTCAACGATGGTTATGGCGTCTTGTTGTCCACATGCACAGGTGCTAGTGCCAGTACAGGCATAAGTTACTGTGGTTTGGGCTGATGTACCGGACGGTGTCCATACTGTAGGCATTATACGACCCCACGATTATAGGAATTGGTTACGGATGGGAAGGTATAGACCTTGCCCCCAAAGTAGGTCTTGATTTTGCCGCTTGAGTCGGTCAAGCGTAGGTCATAGTAGGAGACCTTTGGAAGCTCCTCTGTAACACTAGCTGGCAAGGTAAGCTTAAGTAGGGTTGGGTATACCCCTCCCGTAGCTGTTACCTTTTCAATGGTAAAGGTGCCAAGTACAACCGGCCCAACTTGAGAGAATTCGCTGTTCTGATAAAGAACAATCTCAGAAGCTGCGGTGTAGTTAGTAAGATCAAAGGAGAAGCCGAACTCCTGATAGAAGTCGTCTCCCGAGTACATTTCAAGATCTTGAACCACAATAGGTTCGTCTGGTGTTTGATCCCCATAAGTAGGTGTGGGTAGCATGACCCTTTGAGGAAGCGACCAGTCATCCACCTCTTGTGGGCGATAGATAGGTACGTACCTGTTTGTTAGGCGGCTTATGCGGCGTAGGCTAAATACCTCAATGCGGTATAGGCCGATATTCAGCATAGTGCATAGCTCAGTATATTGAGCTTTGCGAGTCTGAACCATCTCCATTAGCTGGCGGTAACGCTCAGTACGAGGAATAGATACTCCATCTGGTGAGATGATATCAATATCAAAAGCAGCATCGTTAGCCAAAGTATATAAGGCCATTGTAGATGCAAAAAGTACTACAGGATATTCTTCAATTGCTGGAAGATAAGCAAGCTGAGTAATGCGACTTCCCAAACTTGTCGTTTCTGTATTGGTATGCTGGGCAAAAGCAGTGTTTATATAGTAGGCAATCTCAGAATCAGTAAAGTACCTATATGCCTGTCCAGACACTGTTATAACAGAGCCATTAATAGGGACAGCAGTTGAAGGGAGGGTTAGAACACCTACACCTTCTTCAATAATAGAAATGTTTGAGATATCCTCTGTGGCCGGGAATCCTACGGCAGTTCCGGTAGTAGAGTTGGTTACAGTAGTTCCCGTAGCAGAGTTTAGGATAGTAAAGCCTGTTGAGGTGGCCGAGGCCACTGTACCGGTAATATTAAAGGCGGGGGTTGATAGGCCAGTAATGTTTACTACCTGACCTACGACAAAGTTATTATTAGCTGAGTAGTAGCTAATGCTGCCGCCAAATGCATAGGCCCCCGTAACAGCTTGGGTGCTTTGGGGAATTGAGATAACTACAGAAAGAGTAGCTCCCTGTACTGGAGCTTGAGAAAGTTGATAGCGAGTTGTAATTCCGTCGCTAGTAAATTTGTCCACAAAGGATCGTGCTGTGTCGCCAATTTCAGAGCGTAATCTGCTCGAAAGCGTATTTAAATCTGCCACAAATCCTCCACACCGGTAGTAGGATAATCATCTAACAAAGTTGATGATTCGTCAAGGTAAAAGGGCCCCCACAGACAGGAGGGCGGTTGTCTGTGAGGGCGATCTAGGGGTGCGGCTTATAGGCGGTCGTACAAATAACCTTTTTCTTGTAAGTGTGCCGCTACATGCTTTGGAACTTTGTACTTTTTACCTGCTTGGAAAGAATAATGATTTCCAGAACCAATTGTGACCATATCTAGGTTTTCTGCCACTCGGATAACAACCTGATCATCAGCAAGACTTACACCGACGCTCTCGACTTCATCAAGAACTGTGGGTGCTTCTGGGTTAGATGTTAGGTCCACAACTTCAGTCTCATCTTTATGAGCTTTTGTCTGGGTAGCTAATGAAATTTCGTTAGCTCGTTCTGCTAGTGCCTCAGCATTTGCTGCTAGAAGGGCTTCACGTTGACGTCCTGTAACGTCAGTTACTTTTGCTTTTGCCACGATGTATATTCTCCTATTAGATTGATTTTAAGGTGGGGGAGAGGCTTCAAGGTCTCTCCCCCGGGTATTAAATTAGTTGGTTTCTGCGATAACTACAGACTGGTCAGTGATAAGACCAAGACCGTAGATTGCGTACCAAGCAAGAGCGTGTTCACGACCGAAGTCAAGAATACCGCCGTCACGAAGCTCAACTGGAAGTGAGATAGCGTGACCGAATGCATTGTCTCCAATGAAGATAGCTGAGTAGCGGTCAGATGAGCCGTTACCTGTAGCTGTTACTGGAGTGGTGTAACCTCCACCTGTTGGGTACTGGATTGATCCTGGAGCTACAGCTGTATCAGTTGTATATCCTGAACCTGCACCATTGGTTACCTTGGTGATCTGGGTGGTCTCAATGAAGACGGTGTCATAAAGACGGCCGATCTCACCGAGCATGAAGTTACCTGGAGCAGCATACTTTGTTACTTCAATGAACTCTGGGAGGTCACGAAGACGACGGCTCTGGTGTGGGTGAACGAATGCAACGTAGGTCTCGCCAAGCCTTGGGATGTTCTTGGTTGCGAGGGTCTCAACTGCGTCCTTAACGGTACGGGTTGAGAGGTATGATGCACCGGTCATGGTTGCACGAGAAGTTGCTTCTGTGCCATATGCATACCAGTTGTTAACTGCTGAGAGGTTAGAGCGATCTTCGCCATAGATGACTGAAGATGCTGCCATAAGGGTGTCACGAGCCTGGCCATCAAGATAGAGAGCCATGTTGCGACCAAGAAGACGTGAAGCAGAAGCCATAACGTCATCGAAAGAAGCGTTGAGAAGAAGCTCAGATACTGCGATTGCGTATCCCTGCTCTGCAACGGTGATTGAGAACTGCTGTGCTGTCAATGCGTTGGTTGACATACGGACGCCTTCAACGAGAGTTGAAGCGAATCCGAGGTTGTTGTAACGCATGAAGTTGATCTGGAGACCAGGAGCTACGCCAAGTTCTGTCTTCTTGACTGCGAACTGCTCGAAGCGCAAGATAGGCATTGACTGGAATAGAATTTCCTTAGACCAGATGGTCTGAATTGCTTGTGTAAGCTGGCTGTTAGCGCCAGAGTACGCTGTAGGTGCTGCGGCGAGATTGCCGGTACCTGTTACGGCTGATGCCATGTCGGTGTTACTCCTTATTCATATATGTTTAGGTTAGTAAAAAGGTAATGACTTACCCGAAGATTCCCTTGTTACGATCATTAGCTGCTGAACCCAACAGACGTGATCGGTTTTTTGCGTAATCAGCTACCGACATAGAAGCAATTTGCTCCGGTGTATACGATTGTTGGTCCGAATTGTTTTCCAAGGTTGGTGGCAAGGTTGTCCTTGTACCGGTCATATCACGACGCTGAGCCTGAAT